GAAATCGTTCTTTGTCCTGGTATGAGTGATGATAAAATCGTTGCAGCACAGAAATCTAACTTATTCTTCGGAACAGGTTTATTATCTGACCACAATGAGGTAAGAGTTCTAGATATGGCAAACCTTGATGGTTCGCAAAATTATAGAGTAATAATGAGATATACTGCAGGTACACAAATTGGTATTGCACAAGATATCGCTTATTACGGAGCATTTTAAGTCTAACAATTAATAAAAAGGAGAAACTATGAGTTGTAATATAACAGCAGGAAGAAACGAAGTTTGTAAAGATTCAGTAGGTGGAATACAAGGAGTGTATTTTATCAACTATGAAACAGGTTCGTTTTCTAAGAACGGAAGTGGAGAAATAAATTCACTATCAGGTTCTACAGCATACTTTTATGAGCTCAAAGGAACTTCTACTTATACTGAAACAGTCAACTCTTCAAGAGAAAATGGAACAACGTTCTTTTCTCAAGAAACAGTTGTTAACCTTAAGAAGTTAACTAACGAGATGACTACTCAACTTAAATTGTTAGCTTATGGGAGACCACAAATCCTTGTATGGACTAATTCAGGTGATACACTATTAGCTGGAGAAGTACACGGTAATGATTTAACGGCAGGAACAATTCAGACAGGTGGAGCGTTAGGTGACCTTTATGGTTACTCAGCAACTTTCACAGGTGAAGAAAAGTTACCAGCACCATTCATTAGTGGTTCAACAGTTAGTGATGCATTTGCAGGATTAACAGGAGTTGATAAACCAACAATCGTATATGGGTCATAAGTAGGAAATACTTTTGAGACTTAAATAAACTAAACCCTTCTCTTCGTGAGAGGGGTTTTTTTATGTCTTATTACCAGTTAATTATAAGTTAAGGGTTATTTGTTATATTCATAAACATTAGATATGCTATCGTATTATATATCACAGAGTAACCAATTTACAGTTAGGACACAAGATACTGCTAGTTTAGTAGTTAGTGGTTCTGATATTGCGGAAGATATGACACTTGTATTACAAGATATGATGACTTATAGTTCATCATATTATGATTTAAGTGGTTCTTATACATTCAACCCATACGAGAACATACTTACGTTCTCTCAATCATTAGAGGGTTCTGTAAGAGATGCTCAAGAGTTTAGAGTACACTTAAGTGGTTCAGTAAGTGGTAGTGTATATAGTGGAACGATGCAAGTATATGCATCACAAAGTATTGATAAAGTAGTATATCTAACTCAGAACGAAGAGTTTATATCCAATACAACAGATAACGATTATATAGTAATATGAAGAAACAAGAACAATTTTCAGTATTAAACTTAACAAGACAGGATGTTCCTATTGTTACAGAAGATACAAAAACAAGGTATCAATGGGTGCCTGTTGGGATATTAGACCAAGATGATTACTTTGGTATGGTAACTGAAGCCTATAATACTTCTACAACTAACGCAGCTTGTGTTGAGGGTGTAGCAGATTTAATATATGGTAAAGGTATCTTTACAAAAGAAGAAGTTAAACAACAAGAATTAGATAAGATAATTCCACCAGAAGATTTAAGAAAGATTACTTTTGATTTAAAATTATATGGTAATGCTGCTTGGCAAATCATTTGGAATAAATCACATACACAGATATTAAGAATGTATCATATGCCTGTTCAAAATTTAAGAGCAAAGAAGATATATGATATGGGTAGAATAGAAGGATATTACTATTGTTCTGATTGGAGTGACCATAGGAGACAGAAAGAGAAAAAGTATTTACCTGTCTTTGGTTCATCAAATGAAGAAGTAGAAATACTTTATGTAAAAGAATATGAACCTAACAGATATTACTATTCATTACCTGATTGGATTTCTGCATTACAATTTTCATTTAGTGAAGCAGAACTATCTAACTTACACCTTAACAATATAGAAAATGGTTTCTTGCCAGTAGGTATGGTGAATTTCAATAATGGAGTTCCTGCACCTGAGGAAAGACAAACAATAGAAAACTTATTAGAAGCTAAGTTTACAGGTACTCGTAACGCTGGTAGATTTATGGTATCGTTTAATGATGATGCAGTAAACAAACCTACTATTGATACCTTCCCTATGGAGAACTTACACGAGAAGTATCAGTATGTTGCTGAATACGCACAAGATAGAATTCTTGTAGCTCATAGAATAGTATCACCTTTATTATTTGGTATTAGAACTGCAAACAATGGATTCTCTTCAGCAGCAGAAGAAATGAAAACTGCATATTCAATTATGCAAACGATGACGATATTCCCATTCCAAAACCTTGTTATAAACTCTATATACAACGCATTTAAGGTTGGTGGTATAGATATATCAGATTTATACTTTGAACAACTGACACCTCTTGTAATCCTTTCAGATACAGCAGATGATACAGAACAGACAATAGAAGAAGTACAAGATGAGATAGATGATAACTTACAAGGTGGAGAAGGAGAAGAAAGTTTAGAGAAAGAAACAAAGAATGATGAGTATGAACCGATAAGACCAACAGATTTTGGTTTTGAATCACATTACGACTCAACAATATAAACAAAGATAAAATTATGGCATTTGGATTATTAATAACACGAAACGATATTATCAAGAACACACCATTAGGTGGTGCAATTGATGCCGATGCTCTTCTACCTTTCATTAGAACAGCACAAGAAAAATATATACTTAACTTACTTGGTACTGTATTATACAATAAATTACAAGATGATGTAGAAGCACAAACTGCATTTACAGGATATTATGAAACTCTTGTAGAAGATTATGTAAAACCAACTTTAATTTGGTATTCGTGTGTAGAATATATTCCATTTAGTTCAGTAACATTTAAATCAAATGGTGCAGTTAAACAACAAAGTGAAACAGGAGTTGCACCAGGTAAAAATGAAGTAGATTACTTGTTAAATAAAGCATTGAATAATGCAGATTACTATTCAACAAGATTACAAGATTGGTTAGTAGCAAATAATGAAAACGTACCTGAGTATAATGAGAGTACAGGAGATTCAACTATGATATATCCTGACCAATCAAATCAATACTTTGGTGGAATACAATTATAAGATATGAGTACAGCATCACAAAATACAGCACCTCAACAGATTACTAAGGATAGTGGAGTAAACTTTTCTTTGTATTATAATACTTTAAATTTCTTCAAGAACATTATGAAGAATCATCCAAGTATTGCAAAGGTAACACAAGGAGATTTATTTGGTATAGATACAACACAATTTCCTCAGTATCCTATTGGTAATGTAATGATACAAAACGCAAACTTTACAAACAATACAACTGATTATAGAATTCAGTTAATCGTTGCTGACAAATCTAAATTGTTAAATGATACTGATATACCAAATAGAAAAGATAATAAACAAGAAGTTCCCTTTTATGGGACTAACGATATGGTAGATATTCATTCTAACACAATGAGTATCTTAAATGATTTAACATCCTATGTACAGAAAGGAAATTATGGAATGGAGGTGAATGGTACAGTCAATTGTGTTCCATTTGCTGATAGGTTCAATAATGGACTGGTTGGTTGGTCAGCAGAGTTTGACCTAACTGTTCACAATGATAGAAATCGTTGCCTTTTTTTTTTGAGTCCGCCTAGCGGTTCTTACTTTAAAATAGAAGATTGTGAAACAGGAGATGAGTTCAACGCAGTACTAGAAACAACAGGTTCGATAGGACAAGTATTTGCAACAAAATATATACCTGGTCCTAGAGGATTTTTAACATCGTATGATAATATAAGATGTTTTGAAATAAAAGAAGAAATAAATGATAGAGATGATTATAACTTTTTTAACTTACCAGTTCTTGAAATACCATACGAGGATTTTGAAACTTGTGAAGCTTGTGAGTTATGGACATCACCAAAAGTTTGGGGAACAACACCTGAACGATATGATAATAACAAAATAGATGATGCACTTAGACAGTGGATACATACATAAAGAAAGAATATGAGTAATTTAAGTAACTTATTTATTAGTCAATCCTTTTATGGGATGGTTAATTTAGAAAATTCATTAGAACCATTATCATCAGCGAGTGGTGATGTAGAATTGCAAGATGGTATAGGTGATAATCTAGGATTAAGAATTAACGCAACAACAAAAGAGTTTACAGTTGTAAACAATTTTAAGGTTGATGGTAATTCTGATTTTAATGGTGATGTGGATATTAGTGGTTCACTAACACATACAGGCTCTATTGATATAGTAGGAGATTTAACTATACAAGGAGATGTAACTGCTAATGTAGGAAACTTTGATACAGTTAATGCAAGGTTGTTAAACATTACAGAAGAATCTGCTAGTGTAATATTCTCAAGTGGTTCAAATGTATTGGGTGATGAAGAGACCGATAGACAAGATTTAATAGGACAAGTAATCGTAAGTGGTACTTTGGGTGTAGAAGGTAATTCAGCGTTCACAGGTTCTCTTACAGTAAGTAATGAGATAAGTTCTTCTACT